GATATAAGCATCTGGTTTGCTTGGGTCAGGGAATCGACATCAAAAGGCGTTGAAGCGGCATCCTTCCGAATCTGCGCCATGACACGCTGTGCTTCTTCCGCACTGCCAAGCAGGGTGGTGAACGCCGTTTGGTATGTTTCCATTTTGGCGTTGAACTCGACACCGGCTTGAACGATCTGCTTCACGCCGTCAACAGCTTTCGCCGCCATTTCAACGAACGCTTCACCGACACGCCGTGCCGCACCTGTCATCACGTTTTCGAATGCGCTTCCTGCCCGTCTGCCGCCTTCAGAAACGTCTTTTTCAACGTCACTTGTGTCGCACATTACTTTGTATACTATGCGCCCGTCTTCTGCCAATTTATCACCCCCTCAATACTGAGGAATTTTTCAAGCTTTCTGCAAAGCGTTTTTTCTGTTCTTCCGCAGAAACCTTTATTGCAACTTTTGCCTTCAACCGCTGAAGTTCTGCGATCTGTTCACGGTTTTCTTTCGTTGCCTTTGGAATAGGTCTTGCTCTGATGTCTATGGTTCGCATTAGTGCCGTATCTTTAGGCAGGTCAGCAAGCAGTTCCATGAACTGAAAGAAGTGTATTCTGTCTTTCAGCAGGTCAACACCGATACGGAAAAATGCGCTCCGTATCATTGCGGCATCCTGATGAAAGTCAATCAGTTTCTCCTGCGTGCCGTCACCCTTCGGGAACAGGTTGAAAATGGCGTTCAGAAGCGTTGTGCGCTCTTCTGTGGTCTGGGGCATATCAACATCAGGCTCTGCAAGTAAAAGCGCACACATGACTTCTGTGCGGTCTGTGCGTGTCATTTCTTCCATACCGTAGACATCAATTGCCCGTAGAACGTTGTCATACGCCAAATCAAGGAAGTAAGATTTTCCGTTTACTTCAACCCTGTCAGGATACGGGTCATATATGTTCATTGCCAATTAAACCATGAATTTTTCTTGGCAACGTCCTTTGAATGTTTTGCCGCTTCCATCAACTGCTGTTTCCTGCTTTCAGACGCTTCACGGATTTTCGGCATGATCTCATCGTTTATGAACGGGAACAGGTCAAGAAGCATTTCGGTGTAGTTGTTTTCATAGAATGCAACGATTCTCCTGCACCCGTCCTCTCCGAAGACAACTTCGAACACAGCAATCACAGCCTGTCCGAACTTCTCAATCATCTGCGGTGTAGGCTCGTCCGAAAGTTCGTTCTGCGCAATTCCAAGGGCTTCATATGCCTTGTTCATGCGCCCTGCAATAACATCAACATTCAGGTCTACATAGATTTCTTCGGCAACAGTCCCGTCAGCGTGGCATAGTTGCAAGGTTTCCTTTATCTGGTTTTTTCGTGTTATCTGATACATAACTTTCCCCCTTATTAAAATCACCGTGGGATTGCTCCCACGGTGTCAGTGTTTATTATGTGGTTCTTGAAACTACGGTGGCGTTGCCAGAACCAACCACCTTGTAAGTTGATACGTTCTCCATCGCAACGGTAACCTTCACACCGTTCGGTATTGCAAACGTTGCGCCGTTCGTGAAGTCATTCCAATCGGTGATTACGTCACCAATGTCTGCTTCGGGTGCGGTGTCTTCCGCATACTTGTAAACAAACTTGCAGTTTGCATCTGGGAATGTCGGGACAACCGTCAGCACCGTTGTACCAACGTCTGTGCCGGCAACGGAAGTGATAGTCAGCGTTGTGGACGGTGCAAGCGTTTCAACAAGCGGTCTGCCGTTGAAGTAAAAGTCAACGGAAACAGCCGCACCTTCATTGGTAGAACCGCCGAAGGAAGAAACGTTGCCCATTGTCACCTTGTTTGTGTAGCGTGTGACAGAGCCATCGGCGTTTGCAATGGACAGTCGCAGGTTTGTCCTGCGTGCTTCCATCAGGTTCAGGCGGTTGCCGAAAATGAAGTCCTGTGCCGCATCCCCGATCTTCCGAACGCCCGTAAGCTGAATCTGTGGATGAATGGCAGTGACTTCTTCAGAACCGAAGCCTTTACCGCACAGGAAGAAGTATTCCTGCATCTGTTCGTTCAGTGCTTCCGTCATGTTGTTGAAACCATCACAGACGGGAACATAAGTTCTTGCAGATGCAAAAGGCGTGGTGTCAATCTCCAAGTCCACGCCGTAAAGAGCCAGAAGATAACTCATTCTGCAATTCCTTTCACATTGAATTTGACAGTCAGGGATGAACCGTACACCCATTGACTGTTTTGCTCACGCCCAAGAAGGCGTGGGCTTGAAACGGTTTCGATTGCGTAAACCTGCCAACCTGTGCCGGTCGGGTAGTCCTTACGCCGTGTCAAAACCTTGTGTATGGTGTCAAGCTGATTGATGACAGCCTGTTGGTCTGTGTTCTTGCCGTTGCAGACAACGTTCATCGTTTCGTTTGAACCGATGTCCAAGAATATCGGGGAAGACGAAGAACCGCCCGTCATTGCTATGCCGTTGTCGGGTGGAAGTGAACCCGTCACAATAGGCACACCCACCGCCATTTCAGCCATGTTAATCACAGCCTGAAGAACTTCGTCATACATCAGCCAGAACCTTCCTTCATCTTCTTGTCAGCAATCTTTCGCCATGATTCGCCGTATTGCTTCTTTGCTTCTATAGCCCACTGTGTTGAAGCTTTGGCGTTTATGCTTGTGTCATGGTGTCTGATAACGTGTGAACCGTCAGGGTAACACCCATACCACTGATATGCGGCATATACCGTGTTCCATGTGACGGCGTAGTCATCTTCCACCTTTTCAACCCTGCCGCTGTCTTCCAAAGTCCCTTGGTCATGCGGCGTGTATGGTCTGCTGTCATTCAGGACGGCTTCTGCGACAGCCGCACCGGCAAGGTCTTTCCCCCTGTCCATGCGTGCTTGCAGATGCGCACGGTCAAGCGTCACGTTGACGCTTCCACTTAGAATGCTCATGTCACGCCTATTTCCCAATGGTGAAGGTTGTCTTCGTCATCGGGAAGCCCGTCAATAGTCAGCACCGTATATTCGCCGCTTGTTTTCCCACGCCTGTCCGTCACCGTGCAGGTCATAACGCCGCCCACAGCGTGTGCGGATTCCTGAAGGGTTTCGTAATCCAAACGGGGTGTGCTTAGTCTGCCATCAATGAAAATGATGCCTTTCAGCGTGACTTCTGTGTTGTCTGTGCGCTTGATCGTGTGGTTGTCCATCTGGATGTGGACATTTTGAACGGTGTAGATGTCAGGTGCTAACGCCTTTTGATAACGGTCAAAGCCTGTCGGCACATACAAAGTCAGGGTGTCACGCAGGATGCTTCTGGGAATTGGTGACAGCATCAGACACACCCCCAAGGATACGGAAGCAAAACAGGGTCACAAAGCGTTGGAACTTGTGGATTTAGCAAGCCTGTCTGTTCAAGTTCTGCGATTGCGCCGGCGCAAATCATGGTGGTTGCTCCTGCCGCTTTCGCACTGCTTGAACCGCCTTTATCAACACGCACCTTTCCGACAGTCCAACCACCTGCCGAACTACCGTTCACGGTGATCTCCTTGCCTTCAAGGAATAGGTATTCAATCTGGGCGCATATAGCGTTCAGGATTGCCGTCTGCTGAAATGCAGGAAGAGCGGCGAAGTTTGCCGCCCTTCCATGTGTCAGGTTGATTATTTGCCGTTCTGCACGGCTTTCATACTGTGGGAAACTGCTTTCGGCAATTGCTTCCCCACAGTATGTGTTCGAATAATAATCGAATGATACAATTGCCATAACGTTTCCCTATTAGGTCTTGACTACTTCAACGGCAGAACCGGCGGCTACTGCAACGTTCTTCTGCTTGTTGACAAGCGCAACCGTTACATACTTGCCGGCGGTCTGAGAACTCAGCGTGATCGGGTTCGCCGTCATTTCAACCCAAGTTGCACCGGCAGGAAGTCCTGCGCCGTAGGTCACGGAAGGAGCGGAACTGTTGCCGGCGGTGTAGTAAAGTGCGTAGCCGTCAGGTGCAAAGCCGGTCTTTCCGATAACATCACCCGTTGCAGTAACGATAGTGTCACCGCTTGCGGCAGTGCCGGCAACGGAAGTGACGTTCAGTGCGCCAAGTGTCGGGGCAGATGCAACGTTTGCGAAGAATCCTGCGCCACGCTGATTCAGAGCAAATGCGCCGTAATAGTAGCGTTCATAATAGAGCCACTTGCCCTTGCTCTGGGCGGTAGGTGCGGACATCATAGAGGTGTCATAGATGATTGGTGCGGCAATGGCATACGGGTCATACATAAGAAGCCCGATCTGGGTTGCACTTGCGCCAATAGCCCAACCGTTGGTGAAGTCATATGCGGACATCATCATGTCGGCAGGTACTTCCTCAATCAGAACGCCGTCAAGACGTCCAACGTTGCGGTCAATGTTGCGGATGCCGGTGGCGGCGTCAACAAAACGGGTAATACCGGCGGCTTCCTTCAGAAGCTTGTAGACTGCCGGTGTCATTTTGCAACGCACACGGTCACGGTTAATGCGTGCATTGGTCATGTACTCCAGATAGGCGTCCCACTGTGCAAGGATGTTCGAAGTGGTCAGTGTGGTGGTGTCGATACCGCCGAACTGTCCTGCGAATCCTGCGATCTTGGAAGACATATATGCGTCCTGTTCGGGGACTTTCTGAAGTTCGTTGAAGGTACGGGTGACATTGGCAATGGTGGCAACCTCATTGGTTTCAACCATGTCCATCGGGTCTACAAGGGTTTCCCACTCTCTGTCCATTTCAAGGTCACAAGCTTGCCAATCAATGTTGAAGTTGCGGTTGAATACGCCGGTGATCTGGTCACGGTTGACAGCCTTTGCGCCCGAAGTGGTCATGCTCGGAATGTAAACGGTTTTGCCACGAAGCGGTCTGAATCTCTGGGTTTCGCCCTGATTCCACAGGTCAGCGTAGTAACTGAGATAAGGGTAAGCGTTCGCCAACTCCTGTCCATACTGAGCGGCGTAGTTCATAGGGGTCTGAGAAAAAGGCATGATAAACTTCCTTTCTTTTTGTTAGGTTTTCGGGGGAACAAATCCCCATGTGTCCATGAAGCTGTTGCCGGTTTTGCCTGTCGGTGCGCTTCCCTGTGTCTGCGCTCCAAACTGCGGCTTTCCTGCCGGTTCGGGCTTCTCCTGCGATGCGGTGAAGTATTCTTCATACTTCCCCTGAATGTCGGCAAGCTGATCTTTGACGGGTTTCGCTCCGTCCTTGCGGTCAAGCATTCCGTACACCGTATCAAAGAACTTTGCCTTGACGTTCGCAAAGTCTTCTGACGTTCTGGCTTCCTGCATTGCCTTGAATCCGTCGAACTGTTCTTCTAAGGCTTTGTATTCGGCACTTTCCTTGACGTCTGGTGCTTTGTAGTCCTTCAGGGCATCAGTCTTAGCCTGTGCCACTGCGGCGTCCTGTGCCGCCTGTGCGGCTGTCTTTGTGAAGTACCCGTCATCAATTGCACGCCCGTAAAGGCTATAAAGCTGATCGGTACGTTCTTCGGGTGTCAGTCCTTCATCGTTAAGGATTGCGGAAACTGCTTTTCTGGTAAAGATTCCTGCCATGTTTCTCCTTTTACGTCCTGCGGACGATTGCACGTTTTACGCCGGTGCGTGGCGAATTTTAAACTGTAATATATGAAAAAAGCACCCATCTGGATGCTTGTTTCACCTTATGCTTTCTTTGCCCTTGTCTTTTTGGGCTTCTCCTGCGCTTCTACGGGCTTCTCACCCCGTGCTTTGATTACATCATCCCACTCTTTGAAAGTTGCGCCACAGGCGGTGCAGACGATGCCTTCTGCCGTTCCCATCAGGTGTTCTGTTTCGTGCTTGCAAGTCATGTCTATTCTCCCCCATCAATTTTTGCTTGCTCCAACTCTTGTGCAAGTTCCGTGAAGTTGTCTATAATCCAATCGTCTTCCATTGTTATCTCCTCAAAGAAGTGAAGGTTTCAATCATCAACGGGTCTGCCTTGTCTTCTCCCTTCATATACGAAGCAAAGCTTTCAGCAACATATTCACCGAACTCCGTTGTTGCATACCCTGAGATTCTCCCTGCGTATGTTTGCATTCGTTCTTTCAGTGCGGCATAGTTTTCCGTTTTCTTCACACCTTTTTCAAGTGCGTGTCCAAATTCATGGTATAGCACTTCTTCGATTGTTGTTGGAACTGTTGCACGCCCACTTTCAGCCGAATTAAGAAACACGGTTCGGGCAGAAGCCCGAATTTTGTTTAGGTCATACTTTTCAGGGTGCTTCAGGTAATCGTCAACTGCTTTTTGTGTGCTTGCGATCTCTTCAGCAAGCACTTTTTCGCTTTTCATTACCTTGCGGTTCAGAATGAAACTGTTGCGTATTGGCGAATATCCTGCTGTCGCTCCTTGGATTGCCTGTCCAAGCTTAGTGTTACCTGCCGGCGCAATTACGCCGCCAAATTTATCCACGTTGTATGTATCGAACAGCGTTCCAAGTGTGTTGTTGATGCGGTTTGCAACGTTTAGGTCAACGCCCTGATATGACACGCCGGTTGCCCCGAATCTGCTTGAATCAGTGAAGCGTTTTGCGTATTCTTCTGCTTCCTTGATTGAACTCGCAGGTGTAAACGTTGACTTTTGTGTTGCCGGCTGTTTCGGCGTAGTTGTTGCAGGTTGGCTGTTCAGCTTTTGGGATGTTTGTGCGCCGCCCATAAGGCTTTCCCTGTCATAGCGTCTTGTTCTTCCTGTTTCCTTGATGAACTGACGCATCTTCTGCTGTTGCTCTTTAAGCTTCTGCTTCGCTTCGGGGGAATTATCCCCCATTTCAATTGTTCGCTTGGCGGCACGGATTTGCCTTTCAAGCGCACGTTGCTGTTGGCTTTCAGCGTAGGCTTTGTCATTTTCCTCTTTCGGCTGAATGTTGTCTTCGCCGTGCGGAATCGTCAGCCCTGCGATGATCGGAATGGGGTAATGCCCACAGTTAATGCCGAAGATTCCTGCCGGCTCTCCGTATGACGTATCACTAAGCGGTCTGTAGCGCACCATGCGCCCGTCACCAAGTTCTATGTCACCGCTTGTGTTGCTCCATGAACAATACCACCCCTGATACGGATAGCACCGTGGTCTTGCACCGGCATGGCTTGAAATCTGGAAGACATCTGTGCCGTAGTCCTGCATCCTGCTTTTAACGGATTGTATAGCGGTGTTGTGGACGGTTGTGCGAACAACCATGTTGACGTATGCTTCAGGCGTCCAACTGCGCCCAGAGCGGTCATAGAAGCCCGTTATGCCTTCCTTGGATATGGTGTCTATTGCACGGCGCACCGCCTTGGTGCGTGTTTCCGTTCCTGTTACCACAGAACCGGCGGCAACGTTCAGGGCTGTCAGCGTTGCGCTCTCCCGTGCCATGATGTCAGCCGTCATGTTTACCGCCTTCGAATACTGACTGATCGAAGACTGAAGCATTGTGGTGTTCACAAGGTTCAGGCGGTCTGTTGCCTGTCCTAAGTAGTCATTCATCACCTGAACTGTGGAATCTGCAAGCGGTGGCGTGACGTAGCCTTCTTCTGCCGCTTTCTCCATCTGCTTTTCAAGCTTCTTCAGGGCTTCACGCCTTGTGAACTCCATCGTCTTCCGCATCTCTGGCGTCACTTGCTTAATCCACTTGTTGATTATTGCGGCGTTCTCCTGCGTCAACTGCCCCATTTCAGACAGCTTCTGCACTTCCCACGCCGCTGTGTGCGTCCATGTGGGTGCGGTGATATGTTTGCCTATGTTCACCATCAATTCGTTCACACAGGCTGTGTAGATGCTTTCTACGGGTTCTGAAAGTTCCTGAATCTTCTGTGGTGTTATCATTCAGCAGTTTGCAGATTTATCAGGTCAACCACACTGCCTGTCATCCTCTGCTCTTCTGCAATGCGTTGCAGTTCCTTCAAGGCTTCGTCTTCGGTCAAGCACTGCCCGTATTTGGCATCTGTCAGGAAGGTAAGCTTTGACATCAGTCCTGCGCCTACCAAGCTGATGCCTTCGTTTATGTTCGTCTGCCGATCTTGCGTGATTCCGTCATCCATCGCAATGGCAACTTCATAGCCACGCCGTGACAGTTCCGCAATGCTCTGCCCGTCTTCCGTGGTCATCTCGTAAAGGGAAGCCACAGCAATGATGTTGTGAACCAAGCGTTCCACAGCCGGTTTTACCATGTTCTGGTAGTTCCTGACGGTCTTGTACGTCTTGCTGTTTTCGCTTACCACTTCGGTGGCGGTCTTGATGCCGTGGTTCTGCGAATCGAAACTGAACGTGCCGGCAGAAAGCCCAACCTGCAAGCAGAAGATGTTCAGGAAGGCGTTGATTGCCGCAACGTGTTCTTCCACACGTAGTGCCACGCTGTTGTCCTGAATCTTCAGGCTGTCAGGGTCATCCGTTGACAGGGCTTCATAGGTTTCGTCTGTGGCGTCAAAATAACGCCTTGGCACGCCGGTTGTCGGGTCAACAACCGTTTTCACCATGCGTGCCGGCACAATGATACGCTTTTTGCCTAATCTGAACTCACGCACGAAACTGTCGAAGCAGATGTCCAAGGCGTGAAGCGTTTCCAAAGCGTTGGCGTAGATCGACACGCCAAGCGGTGAATTATCATCAAGGTTGTTCGCCACCGGCGGTCTGAAGTAACTGAACAGGCTTCCTTCAAGTTCCGTTATGGTGGTTTCCTCTTCCAACATCGGGAACAGTTCAGCAAGCGGCACACGGAAACCAAGGATGTCCTGCGCTTCCGTTGTTCCCATCTTGAACTTGTCTGCTCTGTACAGTTCGTTTGTGATGACGTAGGTCAGCCCGTCCCACTTGTGCCACTCCAGACGGGTATAGTAGTAGCCGCCCTTCGCCTGACGGCTGATGAACACGCCTTCGGTAACCTGTGCGTTATCCCATGCCGTTGGCACGAATTGGTCAGCCATGCAGAACCCGATTTTCAGGCATTCGCTGTTCGGAACTTCCCTGCCTTCGCTGTCATGGCGTACCTCACGCCATACCTTCAGGGCTTCGCCGCCCAGAGCCGCAGATTGTTCAATGGCTTCCTGCATCTTCTCCGTGAAGGCGTTCTTCTTCAGCACCTTGTTCACGAAGTCCTGCAACGGGTCTTCTTCTGCGTCCTCATAGCCTACCGTGCTGACTGTCACTTCGGTCTGGTCAGTCCATATCATTCCTGCAAGTTCTGCACATACCGCCTTTGACAGGTTCAGGTAAAACAGATTGCGTTGGTGGTTGGCGTCATTGATTGTCGGTGCATTTATCAGATGCCAAGGCTCATAAAAGCCACGGTAAAGGCATTTCCACGGGTAGATTCCTAAGTTGTAGAACTCACGGAACGCAGGAACGCCGCCGATCTCAAAAATATCCTTGAACTCTTTACCGATTCCTGTTCCCGCTCCTGCTCTCTGCATCCAACTTCTCACCCCTTTTATAAATCGTTCAAACATTGCTTACCCCCAAAGCCCGTATGTCTTTGCAAAGTAATTGTAAGCGTACCGTGTTTCGTCCATGCTGTGGTTGTACGCATCTATCGGGTTGCCTTTGTCATCGGCGCAGTAAAGCCCTGCTTCCTTTACAAAGGCTTCTGTATCGTATCTTTCATCCTCAACAAGGAAGAATCTGTCTTCGTGGATTCCGCTCTGTAGCATTTCAATTCCGCACTTCAGCCCCTTTGTGCTTCCCTTTATATCGTGCGCATTGTTGTCTGCTCCATTTGTCTGAATCCCGTACTTCTCTATCTCAAGGCGCAACGCCTTGCACGCAGGGTCTATATACACTGCGCTTTCCCTGATCTTGTACTTCTGCCGCATATACGGCAGGAATTCACCAACTATTTTTTTTGCTTGGTCACTCATTGCCATCTGCCCACCGTCATAGTACCAATTGCCTACACGGTAAAGCACATACCTTTTATCACTGAGGAACGGGTTGCCACGGAATCCCGTGACATAGAACCCGATGCTCGTTGCGTCCGTAGTGCCGCCGTCACCCGTTACAAACGCTTCAACTATATTGAAGTCAATCGGTAGTTGCCCAACAATGTGGTGTTCAGGGTTGAACATCCAATAGATTACGCCTTCAGGAATCACCCGTTCTCCAAGCCAATCTCGCTTGTACAGAAACGGTGACTTCTTGCACGCTGTTTCGATCTCTGCAAGGCGTTGCTCCGTAAGTATTGGATTGTCCTTGCAAGTCCAATGCACGAACCGGCAATCCTGAACTTCCAGAACATTCTTTATTACGGGGTCAGCCGGTGAAGGTGGGTTCAGGTCAGCAATATGCCACCTGTCTTTTGCGGCATACGTTCGGCGTAGACACTCCTGAATCATATCGTGGTGAAGCAGGTTGATTTCGCAGAAGTAAACGCTTCCAAGGCTCATGCCCGTGATAGCCTTGTGGCTGTCTGCCTTGCCGCCGCCCTTCCAATACACTTTCTTATCACCATGCGGAAGATGCACAAGCAGGTGCGCCCCTGAATCGTCATGTGATGTCCTGCACATCCCTTTGAAAATGTGTAGAAGCCCGAACCCGTCACCGTCCATGATAAGGCGGTACGCCTGTTCCGCAGAATACCCAACAACAAGGTGGTTCGTGTCATCACTCTGAATCAAATGCCATGCGAAGCGTGCTGTGCCGGCTGTTGTTTTACCACTTCTTGGCGTGCCTTCAAGCCAATCTATTGTGTGGTCAAACGGTGCAAGAATAATATCAGTCTGCTTTCCGCTCCACGTTATCATCTTTCTTCCTCTTCTTCATGTCATATATGCTCTGAAGAATTTCGCTGATTTGCTCGTTCGCACCGCTCTCTTCAGGTTTGTCTTTCCACCTGTCACGCCTACGGTTTTTCAACCAGAAGATTTGCGCTGTTACCTGCGGTGGGTAATAAAATTCTTCATCAACATATTCAATGACTTCAACGCCGCCACGTTGCCGTAGTTTCACGGGCTTCCGTAGCGTCTTTGTGTATCCCGTTGCTGACTTGTAAAGGGCGTTTTCAACCGCAAGGTCAACAGGTGCTTTCCCTTTTTTAAGGGCTGAAGAAAGGGAAGGAAAGCGTGCCTTCCAATCGTTGAACGATTTTTCAGACACGCCGATGTTCCCTGCTATTTGTTTATCTGTTAGCCCTTCTCTTGCCCATCCTTCGATTTTGGCAAGCCCTTCAGGTGTCACCCAATCTTCATACTTCCCTTTGCCCACACGGCATCCTCTCCCTGCGCACCTTGTTCAGGTGTTGATTTCTCTTTTGCTTGTTTGCGATATACTCCCGTTCTGCGTTGATATACGGTTGCATTGGTCTGTGTTCTTTCTCTGTTGCGTGGATAGTTTCAACAAGCCCGTTGCAGTTCCATACTTCTATTTTGACGCCCGTCCGCATCATGCTGTTTGCTTTCCTTGCGGATGACGTAACCTCAAGATTCAGCCTACGCTTGCAGTCGATAACCACAAACGTGTTGTAAACAACTTTACCCATTCAGAAGCACCGCATTTCTTCCCGTCAATTGCTCCCATCTTGCGACTATGACGTCACAATACTTTGGGTCTATCTCCACGGTATAACATTTGCGCCCACACTGTTCGCACGCAATAAGTGTCGAACCACTGCCGCCGAATATGTCAACAACCACATCCCCCTCTTGGCTATATCTCTCCAATTTGATCTCCATTTTTTTCTCCGTTTAATTGGTTGCCGTGGGTGGGAGTCGCACCCACCATAGCCGAATCAATTCAGCATACCATCATCCCGATGCACGGCATTTATAGGCAACCCCCACCGCTGATGCCTTTTCCCGACAGAGAAAAATCCTGATAAAAAAGACTGTCCACGCAGGACAACGCCATAGTAGGAATCTATGAGCGGTCTAACGGTTGCCCTTTTACGTTCCAAAACGGAAAAAGGATGCGGAACACCCACACCCTTTTTCACACTTAACACTTTACCACAGGTTTTCGCACTGTGCTTCCGCTTTTTTTCCTATTTTTCGGTAATATACCCCATTTCCAAGGCAATCAGCCCAATGATCTTGTTCAGACGCTGATAGGTTGCGCTCTTCTGGATTCCCAGACGCATCCCTGCGCCTTCTGCTGTGAAGCCCTTGCGCCAAAAGACTAGCTCAATCAGCTTCATGTCCTTGTCATCCATGAACATAAACGCCCGTTCGATTGCGTCCACTTGGATTTCAAGCCGCCTGATATACGGTGCGGTCATCATCCTGACTGTGACTTCCTCTGTTGTGCGCTTCGCTTCGCCACCGTCTACGCCGGCTGTCAGTGAATATCCCTGCACAGGTGAAGGAATCATTTCATTCTTCGCACGTTCAAGCTGTTGCTTGTCTGCCTTGTAGGAAGCAAGTTGCCACTCAACGGTTGCTTTCACCGGCGGTGTCAGTTTGTATCTGTATCTCATTGCGGTCTGTAGGCTTTCAGGCAATGCATGATTTCTTCATCCGTTGCCCCGATAATGTTGCAGATTTCCATGAACCTCTCCACTGAAGGGCTTTTTCGTGCGTAGATGTAGTTTGAAAGTGTCGCAGAATCACACCCGAACTCTTTTGCCACATCCATTTTCCTTCTTCTGTGAATGGTGAACAGGCAGTCAAGCCTTATGCCAAATTCATTTCGTTCTTTGAATCCTACCATTGTTTCCCCTTTCCCTGTCAATCTTGACAGATGCCCTGCCGATAACTACGCCAAGCAGGTACGATGCTACGAAGCACAAAAACGGTATAAGATACAACACCATGCTTTCACCCCCTAATTCCAATTCGGATTCAGCAACTTCCGCAGTTCGTTCAGTTCCCTGCGAAGCCTGATGACATCCGTCTGCATCACCGTGTGCTTGCCCAATGCCCAATCATATTCGTGGGCGTTCTCTATGCCTGCCTTGATTCTTCCCATCAGCACAGAGCAGAACCGTGCCTGATCTACGATTTTCTTTTTATCAACCATCTTTTACCTCTTCTTTCAGCCATTCAAGCCAACATGGCACGCAATCGTTTTTCTGGCATTCGTCAACCCTTTTGACGTAGCAATGCGGTGGACACACAGCCCCTTCGATGAACTCAGCCAATTCTTCCACCGGCATCTCACGGATGCGATCTGCGTTGGTTGTCGGGATGTGGTCAATACACTCTTCCCGTGTGCAGTCTTCGCCGGCATAAACGCAACCCTTCTTGTTGCGGCAGTATTTGCAGTAAATCATTTTCTACCATCCATTTCCTTCAGTTTTGTCACATACTCGTCTGGTATTTCTCCCATGAAACGCCCTACCACTTTGATTGATAACGTGGTTTCTTCTGTCACTACGGTCATCTTTGCATTCTTCATGTCATCTGCGTACATTTTCGCCATGTATCTTCCGTTTTCGGTCTGTGGCAGGGATATACTTTCATATCTGCTGAATGTCATATCTCACCATCCTTATCAGCAGGGATGACGGTTGGCATTAACGCAATTTCACTTTGCATTACCCAATCAAATCCTTTCTCCCATGTTCCGCTGTGGTATCTGATCTTATCCGCATCTATCAATCTCCCATGCGGTGGGACTTTGATGATAGGACAATCAAATGGACGTTCCGTTAATGGCACGGAAAATTCACAACCATCTTTAAAACCACAAATGCCACAGTTCTTCGGCATCTCCATGCCTTTAACTAAAACACCCATGTTTCACCATCCTCTGGCGGTTTTGGAAGTGGCATCCAATGGGTGACATTCCCATCTGCAACAAATATACCGTCAAAATTTGAGCAAAATGCTTGCTCATCATAATCGAAGTACATGATTTCCTGATGACGGAAATTTGCTTTGGAATAACTCTTTCTCATACAAAGGCACATACCCTCAAAATCTGGAAGTCGTTCAGCAACGGGAATCCATTCCATAGGAGCAACATCAGCAGACGGAATATTCTTGATGCTATTCAAAGCATGGTCAATACCATCTGGGTCTTCTCTGTAGAAAGCAACGGTTTCTATTACTTCTTGCCTGTCAATGTAATCTGCCATCTTCTTCCCTCTCTTTCAGTATGATTAGCCCTTCCTCTTCTTCGTAGGCAGTTGTCAGGGCATCATTCCAACCCTTCTGGTAATCGTTCTTTGGTTCTTTGAACCGTGCATCCAGAAGGCGTTCCGAATCGATCAGTTTATGCCGTGTGCTGTTCATATGCAATTTTCGTCCTTTCCTTGCTCTGATAAACATAGCGCATTGTTGTGTCAAGTTTTTCGTGTCCTAAGATTGCCGCAACGTCCTGAATTGCCATTCCGTGGTTGATGACGTTTGTTGCGAACGTTCTGCGGAATCTGTGTGGGTGTACGTTTTCCACTCCAGACTTTGCTCCGATGCCCTTCAGCATTTTCCTGACGCCGCCGGCGTGCAGTCTTACCGTGCCTTTCCCGTAAAACAGTGCGCCGTCTATATGCATGGCTTTCATATGTTCAGCCAATAGCCACCCCGTCACTTCATCAAAGAAAATCGTTCTTTCCTTGCGTCCTTTACCATACACAACGCATTCCCTGCGGTTCAGGTCAACATCTTCGGCGTTTATGCCACACAATTCTGAAATCCTGCACCCCGTGTTCAGCAGGAACATGATGATAGTTTTATCTCTCAGCGTGTCGGCGGTTTCAAGCATCTTCTGGATTTCAACGGCTGTGAACGGTTTCCGCACTTTCTTTTCCTGCTTGATCGTGCCGATGTTTGCGCACGGGTTCTTCGGAATCATCCCTTCATTGAATAACCACCCGAAAAACGAATTGAAAACGTCCCGATAGCTTGAAATTGTGCTGTCAGAAATCCCCCTGCTCTTCTCTTTCATGAAGAAATCTCTGATGTGGAAAACCGTGGTGCTTTGTGCCGTCACTTTCTCCCTGTTGAAGAACTGATTCATAACGTACTGATAATGTGCAATTGTCTTCGGTGTCCTGCCTTCAATTGTTTTCGCATCAATGTACATTTGCAGGTAATCAGCGGACGCCGCCACCGTGTCCTCTGCGCTGTGCTTCGTTACGTCATACGCTGACACAACTTCAAGCAACACAGATTGCACTTTCTCCATCTCAGCAACCGTCAGGACGCTTTTGAAAGCGTCCGACAGGTCTGAAATAAACTGCTGTTTGTCAACATAGTTTGCCATTCTGTTCCTTCCTTTCTGTCAACATTTCAAGGCTTTCCATTTTTTCGTTCCTTCTCCTGCTGTTCTTCTACCCATTGAACAGCTTCGTCCATTGTTTCAAACGTCTTCGTTACGTTCCCGAATCTGGCAACCCACTTGCCGTGCGATCTGCAAAGCTTCGTTTCGCTCATACTTCATGCACCCAAATTCCATACCGCTGAAGCATCAGTTTCTTCTTCATGGTATACAACTGATAAGCCGCCCCTTTTTTGTACCCTTTGGCGTCTTCCACCACCATTTTCTGATTCCATGATTCAAAATATACGAAGTCAGCAATGTAGGCGGTTTCCCTGATTTTTTTCTTCCCGATGCTCTGCGGTTCGATGATGACGAACTTCTTCTGACATTCCAACCCGTAGATTTCGCCCCTTTTCTGCCTGTCTAACAGAATCAGGTATCTTTCAGCTTCGTGCTTGCTTGCAAATTCCTTGCCGTACAAGATAACCTTTCTTGCGTTGAACTTGTTCATTTGATGTTCTTCCTTTTTATCCGTTTTGTTTTGGAATCCTTGGTGAACCCTAACACATCACCGTTCTTGCGCCGTTCTTCTCGCACCTTGTCCCACACTTCGTCAGCCTTTGCTTTCTTCGGGCAGTCAGCGTGGCACAGCGGATGCCGGTCATAGCAATCTTTGCAACAGTCAACGTTCCTCATTTCTCCCTGCCCATCTGTGCAGTGTCATATCCTACATGGACAATAGGCACTTCTTCGTCATCGTTTTCCTTCTGGTCTGTGATAATCATTTTGCCTTCTTCAATCTGCTTGTCATACTCCTGCCGGCAGACATCTGTCAGCGTTTCGGCGGTGTAAAGCAAATCCATTGCGATGTAATACGCCCTTTTGAAAATGTTGTAATTCAGCCCTGATTCCCGTTCCCATTCCGAAAGCTTCGCAATGTTTTTCTTGCAGGTTTCAATCAGCGGCTCTGCATCAATTGCTCTCATCTGTTGATCTCCTATTCCATGCAAATTCAATTGTTTCCTCAGAATAGAAATCCCACCCAAGTTCGCAGGTACACCCTGAACACCGCACCCTGAAGCGTGGGTGCTTTTCGAATCCGAACTGCGCTGTTTCTACAATTGCTTTACTTCCGCAAAACGGGCATGGCTTCAATTCCGCTATCATCTGCCTTCTCTCCCCTGATATTTTTTTCTTGTGTCCTCTTCAAGGATTTCTTCGAATCTGTCAGCAAAGTCATAATCAATCTGCGCATAAACGTGGTTTCTGTCTTCGCCTTTTCTTTTTGCAATGCTGATAAACTGTCCTCTATATGCCCAATAATCATTCAGGCAAATATAGTCCTTTTGCAACTCTTTCTTCAGTTTATCCTTTACCTTTTTTGCGGCAGGACTGTACACTTCTCTTCTGAAGATAAAATCCGCTTGCTCTCTGGCATACTGTGCAAGATACTTGTAGTTGTAGTCACCTTCGAACTCAAACGCTGTTATCCTCTGAGATATTGCACTCATAATGTCTTCCTGAAGCATCTTGCGCCTTGTCACAGATTCCCGTTCAGGTGGAAGTGCTTCAATCGGTTTTATACTCATTTCCTGTTCTCCTGTTCCTTTTCTTCACAAGTCAGTATGTACCAACACTCTTCGCACGGGTGATTCCAATAATGGCTTTGGAATTTAATTGTTATGCAGTAGCCACCGTCACCGTCCATATATTGCGGTTCGGTGTATTCAAAGGTATCCCCGTCTTCTTCCTTATAACTTTCTTTGAAATCCCATATATTCGAATAAACACATCCGATTGCGGCGTATTCATTATCAAATATTCCGTGACACCAAGCGTTCCAATCATCACCCGTTTTGCTGATAACAACATATTTTGTCATCTTTCACTCTCCCACCATTTTTCAGGGTCAGCCCATTCGGGCGGTTCACTCTTACGGGCTTCTGCCCACCGCATCCGCACAGCTTCATCGTGCTTCTCGATGTCATCCAACTTCATCATACACACACTCATCATGACGGTCATAATGAAGCATAAAATAAAAACAATAATTGATAAAATCATGTTTCCCCTTTCAGTTGAATAAATCTGTTTGCTCTGGTTCTACAAATAAATTGAGTTGCGATGTGTGTTTTTCAAAGCGTTCTTCCTGTTTTTCGAAATAGAACTTGTCTATTTCATATCCCCAGAAGTCAAGCCCTGCGTCATAAGCGGCAATCCGTGAAGAACCGCTTCCAAGGTGCGTATCAAGAATCTTCATGCCCTTTGTCGCATAAAGCCTGTATATCCAATCGTATAACGCTTTCGGCTTCTGCGTTGGGTGGAATCTCTTGCTGTCTTGTGGCGCATATTCGAACAACTTTGCGTTACCATCGAAAGATGTCCATGCGTATTCAGCCATTGCCATTGAGAAGTTTTCTGAAATTGACAACTTGCGCCATATCAAAAAGCACCTTGTCGGTGGCAAATCGAAGTAGTTCCCACCCCAGATAATTTGATTCTTTGATACTCTTGCAAGTTCTGTGAAGTATTCAGGCGGCGGTGCGATGTCCCAATGTCTTATGTCGGCAACCGCCGCCCCTGTCGTTCCCTTTGGTATTTCCTTGACCACGTCCCCCCCGTTCTCGATATGGTATTTATCGAACAAACCGCCAAACCGTGAACGTTTTCTGGTGTCCCACTCAGAGCCGCCGCCGTGAAGCCCGTTCTCTCTCTCTCTCTCTCTCTCTCTGCGCCGCCACCGTAAGGTGGGTCAACAACGGCAAGGTCAAAGAACTTGTCAGGGAACTCTTTCATGGCTTCCATGCAGTCCCTGTTAAAAGCAACTTGTTCAGCCATTTCCTTCACCTATCATTCGTGTGCCGATACTTCCAAGCATCTGCCTGATCTGCGGCGGCAGTTTGGATATTTCTGCCGCTCTTTCTGCCTGAACCCTGAAGGCTTTCTTGAAGTTGCTTGCTACCACACTCTCAACCACATCGGCGTCCATTCCTGCCCACTGTTTAAGCTGTTCAGGTGAACCCACCGTGCGCTGAACGTCTGGCGGCAGTTTGTTGAACTCCTCAATGCTGTGGTAACTGCCATTGCGGCACGCCCGTGACACAAGCACCCAAGCGGCATTCTCATCAAGGTCAGAATGGTGGTGAAGTTTCCGTATCTGCTCCTTGACTTCTCCGATTGCAGGTGTGTAGCCAACCGTTCTTGTTGAAATCAGTGCGCCAATGGCGGCGTTGACTTCCTCATAACTTTCTTCTGTGAACATTGCCATCCACAGGTTCAGCATTGCTTCGCCGTCCGTCTTGGTCATGTTCTGGAATGCGTGTGGGTATGCGCTTTTCAGAACTGCAAGAATCTTAATTGTCTGCGTCCTGTCCATATTCATCTCCTAACATTTCAAGAAATATGTTGTTCGTGCCGGTGGTCTTTTTCCCGTGCCGGTTGTCATAGTTCCCTTCCAGAACCTTCGGGAAGTTGTTTGGCTTCACAAACCAATCGAAGGTGATGATGAAATCTTTGCCGCCGCCGCCTTTCAGGAAGTCACTTTCCCGAACCTTTTCAATTGCCTGAAGAACTGCGTCAACTCCGTATTCATTCACCCTTGATCGAAGCATCTGCCCACGTTTGGAATCAGGAACAAGCTTCTGAACCTGTTGCAAACCAAGCGTGTTCCATGCTTCAACTATGCGTTGGGCGTCTTTCGCCCGACATACACCTTCTTTAGAAGGTGTTATATCCTTACCTAACCTATCCTTACCTATCCTATCCTTACCTGTGTCCACGGGCAGTCCACGTTCCGTAGACGGCTCGTTGACGGGTATCTGATTTTGCTCTGGAATCATGCGGTAAGCGTTGTTTTCGTCAAGTTCAAGCAATGCCCGTTGCTCTTTGTACGGTGTTTCACTGTAGGTGTCTTTCCTGATGTAGTTGTGAATCTTCCAATGCTTAATCACAACCACGCCGTTCTCAAACGGGATTATGAACTTGCGTAAGCTAAGTATGTTCAGGTCATCGGGGGAAGCCCCTACCATGCGCATGATCTTCTTCGGGGAATTGACGAACCCGTCATCATCCGCACGCATCCCAAGGTCATAGTACAAAAGCCTTGCTGATATTGGCATCTCCAGAAATGCGTCTGAATCAATTATGGTCTTTGCAAACATTCGTCTTTCTGCCATTCGTGTCACCCTTCTTCATATTCTGGGCATCCTCTTATAGCGTAGGAATGCGATATGCGTTTGTTGTCACCTGTCACAGTGTTTACAATCACTGTAGGCGTTGCATCCCATCCTTCCACGGGCTTGAATGATCTTGCCCAAGAACACCCGTTGCAAAAGTTTTTGCAGGTAAAGCAAAGTTGTTTGTGTGCGTGTGTTGCTTTCTTCTTCTTTGCTTTCTCGTAGTCAAACAGTTTCCCGTTTTTATAAAGCAAATACTCAACGCCCCGTGTGTCCCGTATCGCATAACCCCTGCGGATTGTCTGGCTTATATAACTTTCGTGCCGTCCAATATAGTTTGATGCGGCGTACTGTGACTCATGGTGCGTTATTTCGCCGGTTTCTTTGTTCATCAATGATATGATTGTCATTTGTAGCACTTCCCAAATCTCATGCGGAAATCTGCGTCATTCCACCCGTAGTGCCTTTGTGCTGTGATTTGTCCCTGCTCACGAAGTTCCATTTTCACTTCTGCGTGTCTGAAGTGCAGGTCTGTGTGGCAGTCATGGCAGAGCCACACCCAAAGCCCGTATGATTTCGATTTGTCACGGTATGCGTTGCCGTAAATCTCATGCCTTTGAAGGATTCCCGATCTTCCGCACAGGTAGCAACGTTCTGCCCTTTGCATGATTGTCGGTGCGTACCCGTTGCGGTCAAGCGGTGTGCCATATTCGTTGTTCATGCGTTCTACCACTCCTTCAGCATGGCTTCGATTTCCGCAGGGTTCTTCGTTTCTATCCCGATGCTCTTGCAGTCTTCAACCACGCTGTCAATCAATCTGGACATTTGCTTTGTGTCATAGGTTGACGAACCGTAATAAACACGCACGTTTGTGTAGGCATCTGATTTGGTAGGGAACGTTTCTGTTTGCCACCCGATGCCACGGGCTTCCCATTCCTTGCAGAACTTGTCAACCGCCTGACTTTGCACTGTAACGATGTCAGAAACGCCGCCTATTTGCTTTATCTGCATTCGGTAAAGTTCTTCCTTCGTTGCGCCAAGTTCGGCAGAAAGCCGGTCAAGCAGAACCCACAGGTATGCGTTGGCGTCAAGGCTTCGTTTCTTCCGCACCTGCTTGATTTCATACTCTCCTGCTTTGAATTTGCAGAGCCACCGCAGGGCTTCGGAAGGCTGTGTTTTCAGGCACAGCCAACCGCTCTGCATCCGTGCGTCCTCAACGTGCATATTCTCTCTGGCAGTCCATGCACAGCGGCACGCCGAACTTCTTTACGGAATAGTCAACAACCTTCTGGCTCTTTATGATTTCATCGCAGGAATTGCACCGCACGCCTTCGCCTTCAGGTGCGCTTGTGCCGGCGTTTGGTTTGGCAGGATAACTTGCCTTGGGTGCAGGTGCTTTCTTCGCCTGTGTGGCTTCTGGTGCGCCCTGTGTGGGCTGTGCGTTTACTTTCGCCGTTGTCTTCCCGAACGTGTACACCGTTTCTCCCTTATCGTTGATGATTACCAAGGCTTCAATGTCCTGCGCATCGTTGTAGCCGATTTCCCTGACGTAGAACTTGTCATACACCTTGTTATCTTTGCGCTTGTGCAGGTATTCGTTCGCCACCCAAATGAACGGGGCTGAATACAGTTCTGTTCCGATGCCCCACGCAAAGCCGGCACGCTTCATGGCGTCAGACGCCTGTCCTTTTTCCGCTTCGGTGTTGGATTCCGTGCCTACGTTCCACTTCCACACCCAAGTACCGCCATCATCCTGAATGCCAATGCCGCAGTACATCTTCCCGTCAATGGTTTTGTAATCGTTCTGCCATCTGAACATCCCGAACTTCTCATCAAGAAGTGAATAGTCCGTGCGTGCCGTTTTATAGAGCAGGATTGAAACGCCGTTGGCGTTCACTTGGCTGATTCTGCATTCGATTTCGTCAGCCTTCAGCAGTCTGAAATTTCTCATATTCCTTTTCCTTTCTTCACTTGATTGTCAGGTTGTTCTTCTTCACAAGCCGGCAGTATTCAAGCTTGCCGCCCTGCTTCAGGAACTTCTTGATTGCCATTTTGTCAGGCTCATCCGATTCCTTGTGTTTGATGAAGCCAGACATATCTGTGTCCTGCGCATACGCCCATTCGATGAACTCAGGGTCAACGTCAGCAGATTCGGATTCACGGAAGGTGCAGTCAACCTTGCCGGTGCTGAACCGCTCACCGTTAAGGGCTTTTTCAAGGTACGTTTCCACGCCTTCTTCCGATCTGGAAAGACGCTTGTACCGCTTCGCAAGTTCGTCCATCTCAGCCTTGACGGCGTTCTTTTCTGCCCTGATGTTCTTGCAGTACAATGCAACGTGTTCAAGCTTCTTTTCCCGTTCAATGAACAGCCCTTCAAGGCAATCCATGTCAACGATCTCCCCCGTTTCTGGGTCTGTCACCGCATCAAGTAGGGCTTCAATATCTCGGTTAATTTCGTACAGTTTCCGCATCCTGTTTCTCCTCTCTGTAGTTCGGGCATTCCCTGTCAAACAGCACCATTGGTCTGTAGGGGTTCTTGCTCTTGCCGTCCTTGCGGCAACGGCATTCAAGGTCTTCGTTCACGGTTGTGATGTTGCGATAAACGCAGTTGAAGCACATTGTCATTTGTTTTTCTCCCTTTCCTTCCAGAACTCTGGGTCAATCCAATACTCCTTGAAGCGCACCGTGTGGCGGTCAGGGTATTCGTGTTCAATCCAACGGTCTTTGATAGGGAAGCCTTTGTCACGCAGTGTGCTGATAAGCTTCCGTGGGCTGTTCGCCTTCAGGATGTCATCAATATCACGCACCGTGACTGTGGGCTTCGTTCTGAACAGTTCCAACAGTCTAGCCAATTGTGTTGTCATGTTTGCCAACTCCTTTATGTTGTGTTAAAATAATGGTGTCCATTTCCATATTCCTTTTCCCTTGCCGTCCCCTTCTGCCATTCATGGGGGCGGCTCTTTCTTTACCTTCTGGCAAGCCGGCACTTCAGATGTGCAAGACTTCCGATGTTCATGCCGCCGCCGACAATGCCATAACGCCGGTGTGCGGTCTTTGGGGAACACCCGTCAAATCGTGCGATCTCCGATGTGCTAATCCAATCCTTTTGGAACATTGCCCACAGGCGTTCTACAATCATCCGTTCTTCGGGATGCTCTTTCATTGGCTTCTCTCGCTTTCTTAATAAGCTGAAACATTTGTTCTTTCCGTAGCGTTGGCGTTCCGTTGGAACGTCTGCCGCCGGTGAAGGACTTATTTTTTGCCATCTTCCACCTCATCAAAAAGGGACTGTTGCCCTTTCAGTTCTTTTTCCTGCGCCATCCTCTTGGCTTTGTATTCGTTGTACTTCATGCGGTATTCGTAGCTTTTTCCGAAGATGTTCCATGCCGCTTTCACGACAACGGGTTCATAGGGCTTTATCTTTTCGAGGTCATCAATTGCCTTGTAGGAAATCGGGCAACCACAGCAACCCGTTCTGGTAAGCCCGTAAACCTCATAGGCATCAGAATACCTAATGCCGTAGTAGTCTTTGTACCAAGCTTTATCTTCGTCTGAAACGTAGTACAAAGGGCGCAACCTGAACTTTCCTTCTGCCGTTTCTGTGAAGCACAGCGTTGTGTTGTCCTTGCGTGGGACTGATCGCATTCCACCTTCATCCCTGCGTTCGCCGGTGATAACCATGTCGAAGTTCTTCTGGACGTTGTGCGCAACGTGCTTCTTGCAGTAGTCGCAACACTTCGCACTGATATTGAAGTCAGGTGGATATTCTCCGATAAAGTCACGCATATACTTGGAACTGTTGATGACAAGCTGAATATCAGGTCTTGGTTCACCTGCCGCATTGCAACAGCACAGGAAGTTGATGACGCTTTCACAGTGCGGATACCGTTCACGAAGTTCCTGCCGCTTTGCGGATTTGTCTTCAGCTTGGTCGTACTCGTCAGCAATTGTCAGTGGGATTCCCTTTTTCTGCCATTCCTGCAAACCGCCTGACATGATCTTCGACACGAACGGGATGCCGTTGTTTCTAACTGCGTTCACGATGTTGACTTTCGGTCTGTATTCTGTGATTTCAACGCCGTACTTCTCGGAGGTTTCCTTCACATGGTCTTTCGTGGCTTGCAGTTCAAGCCCCGTATTGAAGAACGCATAATGGATTGGCGGCAAGCTGAAGATTTCCCGTGTCTGTTCAATCAGGTGAACCATGATGTCACTGTCAGAACCACCAGAATAGGAACAGATTGCATTCGGGTGTTCCTTCAACCGTCTTGCTATGATTCCCTTGATTGCTTCGAACTTCTGTGGGCTGTCAAAGTCCGCATACGCAGGGCGGTCTGTGTACACCCTGCTTCTGTAAGGTTCAGCCATTCTTGTCACCGTTCCTTTCTATTGGTTTCCGTTCAATCCTTTCGCCGCAGTTCGGGCAAAAGTTGAACTTTGGAAGGTATTCACAGTCATCGAAATACCTGAACAACTCTTCTGGGTAAATCTTCTTGCAGTTCGAACAGCGTGTCCATCTGTAGGCTTTTTCATAAATCAGTTCAGCCACGTTTCACCTCTTCCTGATTCCGTTTGGTGCAGGACGTCCACCGTTTGCCTTTGCTCCCGATGCACTTGCTCCCAAGGCACGGGCATTTGTAACACATACGGTTGAAGCCGGTGCTGTTGCACCAATAGTCAATGATCTTCTTTTCGATCTCTTCACGGTTTACTGTTGCTTCCATTTACAACTCCCTTGGGTACGGATACCGCACCGCCTTTTCCCTGCGCTCTGGCGGTTTAACTGCGCCGATTCCTGCAAGCCCGATACCGCAGAACAGTGCGCCAACAGCCAACGCTAAAAGCCCAATTTCCATTTTCCTGTCCTTTCTACCTGTCATGTATACTTAACACTTACTGAACAAAAAAGATGCCGACATCAACGCCCAAGGCGTCAGCAAGCTTTTTCAGGGTGGAAGTGTTCACCACCGCATCAGGTTCGGTTTCAATCTTCCCGATTGTAACCCGTGAAACGCCCGACATTTTCGACAGCTTCAGCTTCGAAAGGTTCTTCGCTTCTCTGATCTCTTTCAGCTTATTCATTTGTTCACCCCCTTTCTGGTTTCCCGTTAACCACCCCGTCTGGCTGACGGGTGTTTTCGGCTGTGAACCGCACAGCCATCATCAGACGGGCTTTGTTCCCTTTCTCCCCGTGTTGCCGGTAGGTCAGGCGTTTATTAGATAAGAAGCGGTGCGTTCTTCTCTTCTTCTGTTATCTCAATAATGTCGATGTCTTCAAGCAAGACGGGATACCTTTCACCGTCTGATGCTTCGTACTGATAACCATTGTAGTATCTGCCTGTGATCTTGAATGTGTAGAGCATTCCAGAATCGGAAAACCCTGCTTTCTCTTTTATCCTTGCTACCATTACTCACACCTCTTCACGCATCCCTGATCTCAATTGGTTCACTGCTTGCCGGTTCGCCGGTTGCGTAGTTGATGTCAGACGGGAACGGCACATAATCTCCTGTGTATACGCCAAGCATACCGCCGTGGCTACTGCTGAACTTGTACCATGCAGGACGCTTACACTCAACCTGCTTCAGCCCTTTCTTCGCAAGCCCCTTCTGTGTGTGCGCCGTTGTCCAGACAACCTTGCCGTCAGGCATTTCAGCCCGAAGGGAATAACCATACTGCGTGTTGCACCAATGTGCATTCACAAGCTGATTGTCAAGCGTGGCGTATTCTGCGAACCACAGGCAACCGCCGTTATTGATAAGGTTGATCTTTTCTTCGTTGTTGCGGATGCCACGTTCTTCGCAACGCTGTGAGATGAAGCAGTCATCCATGTCAGTCCAACCGGCGTCAATGCGGTCATACCTGTTGCTGATAGATTCCTTCAGCCTGTCGATTTCAGTCTGAAGCTGTTCCACTAATTCCTTTCCGTATTTCATATCCATATTCCTTTCAAGTGTTTGATCTCCCTTTCGGGTGGGGTAGGGCTGATAGGCTCAACCCTTCCAGAAGCCTTTTGTTTCTTATGCTCTGTATTCTGCTTCGCCCGTGTACTTCCAGACGATTGCGTCATCTTTTCTTCCATCTCTCACAACTACGTCCGCACCGTCTTCTTCAATGTACCAACCTCTGCACTCATTGAAAAACTTTACCCAAGTGTCATGGGGTATGAATCCCAAAGTTGCCATCTGGTAAAAACCATCCCAAATCTTGTCGAACTCTTTCTGCTCTCCGCTGTAGTTAACAATCGTTTCCTTCATGTTCTTGATGTTCAGTGCTTTTGCCATGTCCATATTCCCTTCTCCCCGTCACGCCGGTAGGTCAGCGAAGTGTTAAGTTCAATTGACAAGTATAATATACTCCTTTAAAATTTACCTGTCAAGTGCATTTTACACTTTTGACAGGGGAATTTTGAGAAATACTGTTGACATTTTTTGTAATCTAATGTAAACTTTACTTAACAATTCCAAAAAGGGGGAAACGGAAATGACTTTGGGTGACTATGTGAAACAGTACAGAGAATCGCATGGAATCTCACAGCGCAAGTTTGCGCAAATGACGGGGCTGACGAACACTTACATTTCTTACTTAGAAAACAACAAGAACAACACCGGCAAGGCAATTGTTCCTTCTATTGAAACATACAACTGCATTGCATCCGCAATGGGCATCACTACTGATGAATTGGTTTCAAGGGTTGACGGCAGGGTTCTGGTCAATGCGCAGTTCTCACCGCAGGAGCAGTCCATGATCTATCTATTCCGCAAGGCGTCCGAACGTGACAAGAAACTAATCATGGACATTCTGGCAGAATACGATGTTGTAAACGAAAAAGAAGCATAATAGTTAATTTTTCAACTATAAGGCAGATAATCAACTAAAGTACCTACAACTTACGAAAAGTTACCAAAAACGCCTGTTTTTGATACCCAAATTTTTTCGTATGCGTAAAATAGGGGTTTTTCTCGCAAATGCTCGTTTTTTCTTGACTTTCCTTCGATTTGCTATTTTGGCATAGGGGGTAGTATATTTTTACGTCTGGTTTTAAATGCGCTCAGAAACGATTCTAGGGGCGTTTTTGAGCAAATTAGAAAATGCCCTGTGGCAGACAGGGCAGGAAAGGGGCAAAATGTATCAAAGAGCGAACGGAACTTGGTGTGACACCATCCCACAGGGTAAAGGGAAGCCACACAAGAGTTTTTACGGTAAAACCAAGGCTGAAGTAAAGCAGAAGATTGCCGCATGGAAGGAAGAACGTGAAAAGGGCGTCACAGTTTCCGAAGCCCTTGACGTATGGCAAGCTTCACGGGAAGGGCAGGTCACGCCTGAAACGTTGATATGCTATAAACGATCTGTACGCCGGTTGAAGGCGGCATTCGGTGACACATACCTGAAGGAACTGCAAGCGTCTGACGTTCAAGCACTGCTTAACGATATGGCGGCGCAACGCTTCTCACGCACCACTGTCAACATGGCTCTAATGGTCATGTCTATGACATTCAATCACTTCATTGTTCAGCCTGACAGCACTGTGCGGTTCAACCCATGCACAGCTTGCCGTGTGCCGTCAGCCCTGAAGCGTGGGCATAGGGAACTTCCACAGCGTGAAGCAATCGAAAAGGTGAAGAATGGTGTTGACGCACCATTCGGGCTGTTCGCCTTCTTCCTGCTCTACACCGGCTGTCGAAGGGGTGAAGCGTTGGCACTCACGGATAAGGACATCACGGAAGATTCTGTGAACGTCAATAAAACGCTTGTGTGGCTCTCTGGGGAATCTTTAATCAAGCCCCCTAAAACACCTTCAGCCAACAGGGAAATCGTTCTACTGCCGCCGCTGAAGGCTGTCCTGCCGAAATTTGAAGGCTATCTGTTTTCGGATGACGGCGGCAAGAATCCGCTGACGCAATCGAAGTTCCAGATGCTGTGGCAGGAATACTGTGTAAGCGTTGGGCTTGCTCACTCCCGTGGTCTGGCACGGCAGAAGAACGGCAAGACGAAAACAACCTACACCTATGACATATGTCCGCACCAACTACGGCACGAATTTGCTACGATGTGCTATGACGCCGAATTGGATGCCAAAGACGCCGCCGATCTCCTTGGTCATGCTTCGGAAAAAACCACCCGTGAAATCTACACCCACATTCAGAACAACCGGCGCAAAGCATCAGCAGAAAAGCTGAAGCAGTTCGTTACCAACTCATACTAAAATTTACCAAATTCTTTTTATTTTATTTGTCCGTTTGTGTCCGTTTATGTCCTGACGAAATAAAAAGAAAATAGGGGAAAAGTACAAGAAACGGTTAGTTTCAAGCACTTTTCCCCATTTTTAATGTTCTTGGTTCACTTTTTGATTATTGTTGTTTAAAATACGCCTTTTTAGTAGGTTGCCCGTATTGCGTGGCTTTACGGGAATCTTACCAAAATTTTACCTATTCCTTTGAATTTTCCACTGTGGAATTATACCACGGTTTCAGGCTTCAGGCAAGCCCGTTGCTATGCTGTTCAGAACAGAAAGGATAGACGCAAGCAACGCAGTGCTTCCAACCATCAGCCAATTGACTTCCGATAAAACTGCGGTTGTTCCGATTGTTGCCACCGCACTCTGGCAAAACGTGCGCAATGCTCTGATTCCTGCGGCTTTCCAAAATTCAGCAGTCATAGTTCATTCTCCTTTGTGGTGAAAATTTTGAATATCGTTTTTTATTACGGCAATGTCTGTCTGCATGACGTTTAAAGATTCGTTTACGTCTTCTAGCTTCTTGGCATATCCGTTATGGATGTCCAATTTTTCCTCTATGTTTTTAAGCCTTTGCTCAAGACGTTCATCTTTCAGGGCTTCTTCCACAGCGGCTTTTTTTCGTTCTTCTTCACTCTCTGCCTTCTGCTTCTCACGGTTTCGCTTGTTCAGGATTACCTGCGTGATAACAGCCGCCGCCGCAGTGATAATTGTACCACCAAGCCCAATCAGTGCAACAATCACAACGTCACTCATGTCAGTACCTCAATTATTTCCATCCAATCGTCTTCGTCAACGATGCCGTTGACTTCAACTATTGCGCCGATCTCCTGCGCTTCCTGTTGCCACTTCTTTGTTGCTGTTTCTGTCTTCAATCCGTATTCCCCGTCAGCACCGGCTTCGCCAAGGTCAATCCCCCAACACAGAAGCAGGTTTTGCCACGCTTTCACCTGCGGCAACGGACATCCAACCCCGTCACCATATTGCAGGTGCATGAAGGCACGCCGGTGATCTGGGTGGATGATGTCGAACTGCGGTTCAATCTCTTCCTCAAATACGATAGGCGTGCCAACGGTTTCAGGCTCTGCTACAACAGCCCAATTGGGTCTACCGTATCCTGCTATGATTTGATTGTCACGCTTGTATTGCGTCCGTGCTACGCCGTCAGAATAGTTCCCTTCCACGCAGATGACGGTATCTCCCTGCACATCAATCACAATGCCTGTGTGATTGATTGCGCCGCCGTAGAAGAAGAATATTTGGTCACCTACTTCGGGCGTCTGGTAGAACGCACCGTTGCGCCGGTAGGCATCTGCTGACAGGCTACAAGCGGCGAACCCTGCCGGCTGTTGATAGGTCATGGCGGTGGCGTCTTCGAACCCGAAGACGGAAATATACGCCGCATCAACAAACACATCACACCACGGCACTTGCAGTGCGCTGAACCCGTATAGTTTCGTGTCCCACTGCCCGTCAGCGAATTTGTTCGAACCGTCATAGCCTTCATGGTAACCAATCTGAGATTTACACCAATCAACAATTCGTGTTTTAGCTTCTTTCTCTGTCATCCAAAGCACCCCCGATGAATGTGGAATCTCGCAGACATTCTGGGCAGATGCCGCAATCCCTGATTCCCCTGCTTGGGTATTCCCTGCCGCATCTTTGGCATTTGAGGATTTCACAGTGCCGATTCGCAAAAATGCGGATGCGATCTCTAAGAATTTCGTAAAAGTCATTTGCCGTCATTGCTGAAATCAATAGGGCAGGAATCACCGCCGCAGTCAGTGTCATGGCGTGGCTCTATCAACCCGTCAATGAACATTTCAAGTTCTTCTGATGTTATCATAATGCACCTCAATTAAGGGTTTGGCAGAGCCGTCCTACTAACCCCTTGCGTGGCACGCAAGACTTCAGACGGCTGTGCCATATCGTTTAGTTGACTGAGGAAGTTGCTGAGTCAACTAAATATGATTTGAAGTTTCCGCTTTTTCGCCCCATGTGGGGCAATGCTACATATACTTTTGGTTGTGTATCCACCCACCGTTCCCGTCTGGAACAACAGCGCAGTTATCCGTTGGCATCACCTTCTTTGTGACCGACATTGATGTCGGTTGCAAGTTATAACCAAGTCTTTCCAAGTTGTAACCAAGTTAACTCGTGCCTATCTCGTGATTTCCACATGATTTTCACGAGATAGGTTTGTGGCTGTTTAGTTCAACAATTTGCACTTAGAACAGCGGCAAAAAATACAAGCGCAATGAAACGCAAATTTTTGAACTTAAATGGTTACTTTAAGACGCTGAGTAGCATGGAATTCTCCGATTCTCAAACTTCTTATAAGCATCGAGATACCATTCGCTTTTATCACCGTTGAATGTCAACTCGTAGTACATACCATCGAACAGGGTGCTCGAAAGCAAATACTTCCAGTTCTGGAGTATCTTAGCCTTCCAAACCGTATAAACTTCAAACTCTGGTTTCTCATCGCTCTTGTCAAGATGTTCTTCGATGTAGCGCTTTACAATTTCAATTGCTTCATTATCCATGTTTATTGCTCCTTTAACGTTACCTTCAATTCATTTTTTCGCTGTTCCTGTTCCACAGGCATACCGGGATAGCATGATGTCTCCGATTTCCTTTACTCCGCCATGAGGCATGGGCGATGTTTTGCCGACGTCGGCAAAATGTTCAGCAGGATCATTTCCGCTGTTCTGGCAGGCGATTTTGGCACGGTCAATGGCATCTTCAAATCTCCGCCATTGCTTGTACTCCAGTATGGGCTGCAGCTCACGCGCAAGCCAGTATTCTTGCCCGTATTCGTTTACATGCCTGATATCTTCAAACGTCTGCTCACTGTATTTCACAAGCTGATTGTTTTCATTCATTGTCGATCTCCTTGGTTTAACTTGCTAGTAACTTTCACTTTTCGGGCTGGGGTGGGGTTCCTTTAATATGTCTCACCGTGGATGGAAAATCAGACCACGGTGAGATTATTCTGCTGGGTCTTGTGTTGGTTACGTTAAATCACCATCTTCTTTTCTGTCGAAATAATCACAGAAATTTGCGTTATTAACCTCCCATATTTCGTCATCACGCAGAACACAGCAAAGTGATTTAATTGCTTTGAAATTGGGCGGTGCGTAAATTCCTGTGCTTTTCCACAATCTCTTGCAGTATTTGCAAATACCACAATGTGATTTTTCGCCTTCTTTTAAATAAGTCATTGGTTACTTTAAATCACTCAGCCTGTTCTTCTACGATTGCCTTTTCCCATTTCTTCTTGTCGAGTTCTGCACCATCCTCGTTGACTGCTTCAACATAGACATAATCGGTATTGGCATCATGCCCGTATGCGTATGCCCCAAGATAGGAATGGAAACTCTGAAGCACTTCATCAGGTGTGTCTTTTACAACAACTCCCTTTTCTACTGTACCGTTTGTACGTTTTACCTGAGTGAGAAAAAATTTATTGATTGCCATTATTTTATACCTCCAAAATTATTTCCATCTGCCAAATGCGAGCCAAGCATATATTACTGCTCCTGTTGATTCTGTTGCTCGACAGAATTGTATGCTACTAATGCCTGTTGCACTTGGCGCACATCCCATGAGAATAGCACTTTGCCCATTTTCAACTGTTATTTGTACAGCGGGTGTGTCGATAAATGATAGTGGGAAAGTAAAATCTGGTGCTGTACCAAAAAACAAAGCAGAACCCCATGTATTCGTCATCGCAACTTGTGGCAATTTTGTACCATACTGAATTAGAATGCCATTTCCAAATTTTATATAGTTGCCGTTTGAGTTTGCCCCGAAAACTACATTATTATGTATCTCGTAATCGCCAATAAATATATACTCCGCAACTTCTGAAGTATCTGTAATCGTAGATTGGTCTACCTTGCGACCTATAATCCTAATCCAATTTCGTCCAGTAAGAACATACTCTGTTGATTGCCACGAGCCACTTGATCCTATATATGCAGCAGTGTCAATGTCATATCTGCATACAATAAACTGATAACCAGAATCACAAGATATTCTTGTTCCTGTATCACAGCGAATAAAGTCTGAACGAATTTGATTTGTTGCTGCTGATTCTGTCCCATCTGCTGTACTTAAACTGCCAATCACCCAAGTTGCTTTCTGGTATATTGCCTTTAAGGGATTTATTGCATCATTTAAATCACTAACCGCTTTCATGCTTGGAACTACCCCGCCCGTTGCGGCAGGAGTAGTGTCCGTCAGAGAATCACTGATCTTAACGTGTCCATAATTGGAACTTGTACCCTTGCCGTAAGTGGTGGACGTAGAAGCGTGGTCTGTCGGTGCTTTGCCGCCCAACGCACTGTTCACTTCGGAATTGATTGTTCGCTGTGTCTTGTTTTGCCCGAAATCATGGATGCCGTCCGTTGCCCACATATTGCCGTCTGTCAGTTTGTATTTTTTATTAGCCATGTGCGTTTCTCCTATGATGACACTTCTTCAACGCTGAAGGAAACGATGTTGCCGTAACTGCTGATTTCCTTAACGTGTCTGAATATCGACTGCACTACATACTGTGAGCCATTATAGAGGAATGTGACATAATCCCCTGCCTTAATGATGCCGTTTGTGATTGCTGTTGACATACCGGCAGATATGAATATGCTTTTTGAACCTGTGCCGTTGATGTTCAATTTTGAGTTGGCAGGTACGGCGTAAGTGAATTTGATTGTCGGCATTGCGCCTTCTCGCAGGTTAAAACCGGCAAGTGTGGCTTCCTTCGCCGTTGTTGCTTCTGCCGTGTTGCAAGTTGCATACCCGAACCCAATGGCGGCAAGTGACGGAAGCGGATGAACGTGGTCACCCCTTGAATAGGTGTTTGATGTGCCGGCTGAACCCGTCCCGTCAACAAGCGGTATTGTTTGGGAAGGTGTCGGCAGGTCAGCATAGATTTCAAGTATTTCAGCAATCTGTTGCGACAGGATATTGTAATAATCAGTTGAAATGATCTCGTCATCTGTCACAGCGCACTTCTGAACTTTGATTGTCCATGCAAATGTTGACAGGCGTTCTTCTGACGCATTGTAGAAGTTCACCTGAATGAACACATCACCGGCAACAGTCAACGCCTGTTCTGCAAGCCTGATTGTAGCAACATTGCCGCTCCATGTGACGGCAGTGTTGCCGGCTTCATCTGTGTCATAAAAGCCTTGTGTGCCGTCTGGTTTTGAATATCGCACAATCGCAAGCGTGCCGTTCGGCGGTGTCCATGCAGTGTCACCGTCAAAAAGCGTAGCCTGAACTATTCGTGAGTTCCTGTCATTCTGCACCGCATACATAGTGACAGCGCAGTTTGGAAGCTGAAGGTTAAGCGTCAGGTTTGTTGTTGACTGCATTTTCTTCCCCCCTTAACTGTTCTGCGATCTTGATGCAGGAATTTACGCACGCTTCCATAATTGCCCAATATTCACCCGTTACGGGGACGGTGCGCAAAAGCTGTGCAACTCGCATAAGTTCTTCCGTTTTACCCATGTTTTAACACCACCTTCTTGGCGTCCCCTTCGTCTGTAATACTTCTAAGAATGGTGTAGCCTTCATAAACCTTTTTGCCGCAGTTCAGTGTTGCTGTTTCTTCAGGATTCCCGAACACTTCTCGCACCGTTTCTATAGGTGTGTTCAGGATTCGTATAAACAACATTGCAGGTTTAGGTATTGTAACATGGTAGTCTGTTGGGAATACCTTCCCCGTATTTGTAACAACGTCACTCATACTCTTCACCTGTTATCACGGAATATTCTTCTGCCGTAATTATCCCGTTCCTGACTGCTTTTTTAAGCCCTTCCTTGGTCAGTTTGCCTTCAATGTAAAGGCGTCTAAGCCGGTCAAACATTATTGTCACCTTCTAACACCATAACAAGCAAGTCATCAATTGCTTTGTTCATTTCTTCCATTACGGTCAGTTTCTTCGTGAACGTAATTGTATAAACGCCTTTTATCGTTGAACCGATATAGGTTGCTTTGTTAACGTTGTGCGCAGTAGAACCGCCAACCGTTGTTTCTACAACAGTTTTCACATTGTCAACTGCAAGGCAAATATCATGAAGCATTTCATTTGAACTGATTGATACAATCAGTTCTTCAGAATCATCCTTTACAATTGAGCCTGAATATTGTTTCCCGTTGAATTCTATCATGTTCTTCTCCTTTAGTATGCAAGAACGTATGAACTATAACCAACACTGAAAGTCACGCCTGAGAATGTTTGACACCATTGTTCTTTCCCGTTGATGTCATTAACTTTATATGTTGCCGATACATTTAGTGAAACAGTAGGTTGTTTAAACGCCGCAGAAAAGTATGAACCGTTAAAATATACAGATAGTGATTTTGCGCTGAATGCTTCAACTCTTCCCGTTGTTCCAACATCAAGATACTCGCAATACATATATGAGCATCTTTCTTGATTGTTGAAGACGGAGTTCGAAAAGTCTGCAAAACCAAGGCTTGTATCAATCCCTGCAACTGTATTATTTACGTCTATTGTATCAAGCCCTAGATTCCCATATGCGCCGCCGCTGATTGTATTTGCCCCGATATTCCCACCGCTGATTGTGGCAAGCCCAAGGTTTCCGATTGGTTGCCCGTAAGCGTTTACGCCGCCGGTGATTGTACCTGTTCCGATCTTCGTGCCGGTGATTGTGCCGTCACCAATTCTCGCAACATTCAACGTTCCTGCGGTGATGTTGTCGGCGTTCAGGTTCGTGACGGTAATGTTCGAAGCGTTCAGCGTGCCTGTGGTGATGTTGCTTGCGGAAATGTTGCCCACGGTCATCGTGCCGTTCGTAAGGTTGATCTCCCACGAATTGCTTAAACCGCCGGTGATGCTCCCTGTCAGTTTCGCCACCGCAATGCTGTTCGCCGCAATCCTGTCCGCAGACAGCGTGCCGGTGGTGATGTTGCTTGCGTTCAGTTTCGTCACACTCACAACACTTGCGTCTATTGTGCCGGTAGTGATATGCCCACCGTCAATTACCGTTGTGGTGTTGTCGATCTGCGGCGTGGTGCAGGTAATGCCGTCATTGGCGTCCTTCCGCTGTGTTGCAACGAACAGGACAGGGTAAGAACCGTTATAGGTAGGTCTTTTCAGTGTCCAAGTGTTCTGGTTGCCGGTGGCATCCGATACCCACGAAGACGGTGCTGTGACGGACGTTGTGCCAGATACCTTTGAAATGTAGATAAGCTGTTCGGAAGAAGAAAGCTTCTGCTGTGCCGCTGTGGCAAGCTTGGCAATTGTGATCGAGTTCGAACCAATCCTGTCAGCAGACAACGTTCCTGCCGTGATATTCGTTGCAGATATGTTGCCAATCGTCAGCGTGCCGGTGTCAAAGTCTATCCCCCACGAACTGCTTAAACCGCCGGTCATGTTGCCTGTTATCTTGTTGACTGCAAGGCTGTGCGCTGAAATGCGATCTGCTGACAACGTGCCGGTGGTGATGTTGGAAGCATTCAGGTGGATGATTGTGGCAAGTGCCGCATCAAGCGTGCCGGTGGTGATGTAGTTTGCAACAATTTCCCCGTTTTGGGTGATTGCCGTGCCGAATGTGCCATTGTAGCCGGTTGATGAATACCCCAAGCCACCCAAGTTCCAACGCCACACCTTTGTTGCGGTCAGGATGTCCTTGGTGTTCATTATCACCTGCTCAGTCCAATTCCCGTCCGCATCGTAGATGTTGCGCATATAGCCGCCATCTGCGCCGGTGATCTGCGCCGTTGCCCGTGCAATGGCTGTTGCTTGGTTGGATGCCTGTTGCTGTGCAAGTTCGTTGTTCGGGTTGCTGAAGGAATCAATGATTTGTGATACTTGGCTCTGGATTCGTTCAGCAACAGTAGAAAGGACAACTTTGTTCTTCTGCGGAAGGTTCGGATATATCCATCTCTCGACAACCTGATGCTTGACGCCGGCAGATGCCCGTGTGTCATCAATCAGCGTGATAGTTGTGAACAGGGTAAAGTCAAGGTATCCCCATCTGCTTGGGTCAATAGCCGCAAGGTCAACAACATCGCATTCATAGCTTCGTTGCGGTACGCCAAGCTTGTTCACTTTCTCCTGTGCGGCGGCTTTCAGGTTCTCAGCAACGGTGAAACGTTCATCTTTCCAATATCCGCAAATAATACGGTTTGAATAAGTGTGGCAATCTACATAGGGCTTGCCGCTGTTGATGCTTGCGAATGACAGCCCGTTCTTCCCGTAGGCGTATAGCCTTGTGACGAAGCCCGTGCTTTTCCCCATGTAGTTGTTTTCCTTCAGGTTCAGTTCCTTTGTTGCGAACGCCCCTATACTTGTCACGGTATTCATGTTGACAATTGTGACGGTGCGCAGACTGTTGTCAAACCTGAAGGAAACGCCGCTGAATGTGCTTCTGCACTGTTCCAGAACGTCAAGTGGGGTTGCGCTGTCAAGGTGGATTGTTCTGCTATAGGTTAGCCCTGAATTGTCTATAACTGCCCACCCTGCCGGCTTTGCAGAGTTCAGAATACCTGCCACGGAAGAAGAAGCAGACGAATAGTTGATTGTCATAGTTGACTTCCATTCGTCCAAATCAATCTGTGCCTTTACCGTGGCTTCCGTTTTACCTGCGTCTATTGCTTTTACAAGATAGGTGTTCCTTGTTGTAAGCCCTGACTTCTCAACAATGCTTGCTTCTTCCTGAATAAGTGGGTACAACGGGTCATATATTGATATGTTGAAAATCAGTTCATCATACCCTGACGCAAGTTCTTTGACGTAGTAATCGTCACACTGTAAGGCTTGAACGCCATTGCTCGTTGTAATCGTAAGCACTTTTGTTCACCTCACAGGTACGCAGGATAATATTCAACCGTCACGGTGTCCACGCAGTCTATTGTGTTGCTCCCTGCCGTAAGCGCAGGAAAATTCAACCATGTCGCAGTTCCTGCGGCGTTTGCTCCGTTCCTTGTAATCAGGCAGTTTATACCGTCAAAAACAAGAACGTCACCGGCTGTGACGGTTGGGAAGACAGCCCCACCAAGGTGGTAATTTGATCGGTTTGTCGATACTGTTGCGGTCAGTTTGCAGTCAGTAAACGGCATTGTTGAATGGCAGATGAAATTCCCGTTTGCCGCAACAGTTACCGTTTTCTTTTCTCCGTGCCTGATGCCGCTGAAGGTATACTGTGCTTTAACCTGTGCGCTATTTTCGCCTATGCCCACAAGCGTTTCTTCTCCGATGCTCTCACAGTAAACGGAATAATAGAAACCATCATCAGGGATATACAATTCACTGCTCCCGAAAATTGCGGCGTTGAATTTCGAACGTGCAAGCTTTGCCTGATGCAGGTCAGTGCCTTCAAACAGAATTGTAATAGTCACCTGCCGCAGTCCGTACATGGTTTTCAGGTTCACCCAATTGGAACGGTTGATGCCGTGGAAAGTTTCATTTGTCAGTTCTGTTTCCCCGATAGTGTAATCAAGCAACGCTTTGCCGCCGTATTGCGCCAACGGTATTCCATTTATCAGAATGTCACAACACATTTACTTTCCTCACATTTCCTGCCATGCCAACTGTTGCCCCATACTCCATGCCGTTGCCCGTGCGATCTCACGCCCGTCAAGGAACAGCGGTACAACAATCTGCTGTCCACCGACAGTTCCTGAAGCTGTGACGTTGTAAGATACGTTCTTTTCAAAGTCTGCCGTGTTATATCGTGCCGCTTCCATTGCTGTTTCTGGTACGGTGTCAAATACGTCATGAACTGTTCTGGTCAGGCTTGCTTCTTCGTCTTCGAAGCCCTTTTCCATGCCCTTGACGTTCATTTCAGCAATCCATGCGAACTTAGTTGAAGGTGAATGAATGCCGAAGAAGTTCTTCACGCTTGTGTATAGGTTCTTCATGGCGTCACCGACTTGTTGAACAAGGTCATTCCACCAAGCGGTAAAACCTTCGCCTATACCTTTGACGATTCCTGCGCCGACATCCCACCAATTGACGTTCTTAATCGTGTTGAAGAACTCTGAACACAGTTCCATTGCCACACGCCCGATCTCTGCAAGCTTACCGTAAACGCCTTCTACAATAGCAAGCAGAAGCTTTGCGCCGGCTTCCAGAATCTGTGGAAGGTTCTGAATGATTGCCTTCCCGAACGCAATGATTAAATCACCGGCTGTGCTTATCAGTTTCGGCAGGTTCTCAACAATTCCATCAAGTAGGCTGTTCAGAAGCTTAACGCCAGACGCAACAATGTCAGGCGCACGCTGAATCAGTGTTTTTGCAAGTGTCTGAACCAATTCCATTCCCTTGCTGATAAGGCGTGGTATACCACTTGCGATGCCGTTTACCAACTTCAACAGCAGGTCAATGCCGGTGTTCATGACACTCGGTGCTTGTGCTATGATTGTATCAACAAGCTTTTTTACAATCTGCTTTGCGGCATTGTATGCGCCTTGGATGCCGCCGGTCTGCGCCGCTTCCAGAAGAGTTGCAACCCAATCCATCACCATTGGCAACGCAACGCCTGACAGGTGGGAAAATAGGTCTTCTGTAAGTGCGCCTTCCAACTGCGTCACATTGTCCTTCAGAGTGGATATACGCCCTTCGAACGTCTGTGACTGATGCAACAGGGCGTCTTCATAAACGCCACCTGCCGCCGCCGCCTTTTCAAGGGCGTAGGATAGCATCTCGTAGGATACATCCATTTCAGCCGCCTGTGCTGTGGTAACGCCCATAGCGTCAGCAAGAAGCCCGTAGATGTTAATGCCGGCGTTTGCGAACTGCCGAATGTCCATAGCGGTGGCTTTGCCAACGTTCTGAATCTGTTGCATATTCGCCGCCATGCGGCTAAGTTCAGCAGAACCGCCGCCCGTTGCGGCAATGGCGTTGGCAAGGTTCAGGACGTCTTTTCGTGCTTTATCGGCTGAAACACCTGCCGATATAAGCATCTGGTTTGCTTGGGTCAGGGAATCGACATCAAAAGGCGTTGAAGCGGCATCCTTCCGAATCTGCGCCATGACACGCTGTGCTTCTTCCGCACTGCCAAGCAGGGTGGTGAAC